TAGCTCAGCTCTCCTTCTCAGGCTGAATAATCACCCAATACATGAACAATCCCATGCTCAGTAGATCAACCACCACCCCGAGCCAGTACATCAGTGATCCCCTGTGATTAAGTCCATCTCAATACGATCTCGGACCATTTGCAAAAACTCTTTGCGTGTAAGAGTTATGTCGTCGCCCGAGCAATAACAAGCAAGCGACACCGCAAGCATGAGTTGCTCAAACGTGTAATGTTGTGGTATCGCAGTCTTGCAAGCCTCAGGATATTGCTCTTGCATGACGCTTCCCCTCCCTGCGTTGTGCCTTAATCGCCTCCCTGCGCCATGCACGGTAGCTCAGTGCTGGCCTTGGCGTAGCTGGATGCACGTGCTTATGCCATTGCCAAACTGGCTGGCGCAGATGTATTCCCCGGCATTGGGCATTCCGTGTCATCTGCTCAAGAATGGTTGGGTATCCGTGACGATCAGCCATTGTCCTATCCTCCACTATGGCCTAAACCTATTCCGCCAAACCTTGGCCTGATACGCTGTGCCATCTGGCAACACTCTCGCCTCATTCCCTTCCTCAGCGCTATAGTACGCTCCATCCCCAGCCGCGTTGCTAAATTGGCATATGCCATTCGCCAAGTGTGTCATTGCCCTCGCCAACGCAAACGGATCACTGGCCTCGCTCTCGGCATAGGCCAACGCTGCACGGTGCATCACTATTCGATCAAGCTTGCTGGTCATAGCTGAACTCCCTTGAGCCATTCGGGATAACACTGGTGCGCTCGGAGAAAGTTATCCGTCTCAACTGAACCATAATGAACCCGAGTCATGAGCAGTACATACTCTTGCAGGGACAGAGACGCGCTGCTATCCATAAGGCTCTGCCCAAGCTGTTTCAATGCATAATCCTTCACCCATTGATCAGCCTCACGCAATTCCTCACGCGTATAGTCGTTAAAGTCCGTGACGCTGTATATTTCTCTAACCTTGTCCTCAGTCATCCCAATCTCCCTTGTTCTAACCATGGGCCAATCCCCACGGCCTCCACATCCTACGCCCCAATTGCGGCCGAAATATGGCGCGCCGATCACAATCGCGTGAGGCGCTATCATCCATTGCCATTTCCCAAAGCCCAATTCTCCATTATCTCAGTATTATACCACACTCCGCATCCCGTGTCAACCCCAATCTCGCGACTTCATTCTAATGTTCCCTGCAAGTCCCTCTAGTGGAGTGCTAGTAATGTAGGATTGCCCAATCCCTGCCACCCAGCACTAGGTAGGGCCTATGCCTTCAAGCTAGAGAGAGAATCAAGGGGGAAGGGGCCTATAGACGCCCCCTTTTGGTGGGTGGCAGAAGGTCGGGGTCTGTGCACTGCTAGCGCTATGGTAGGAGGTATTGAGAGGAACATTAGAATGGGGTGTGCAGGTGATTGGGATTGATAGGGAAGGAGGGCTTTGGATTGGCCGGCTTCATTGGATGTTCACAGTCTGTTCTCTGTTGTGCAGTGCAACCGTTGTAACAATTCGTGATTTGACATTCGCAATCGATGGGCGCATGATGCCAACGTCGCAATGATGCGGCCTAACGGAGATGCCAAGCCATGACCGACCTTACCAAGATGACTCAAGCTGAACTCGTTGCCCTTACCTCGCAACTCCTTGTCAAACTCGAAGAAGCCAACAAGCCCCGCGCCTTGACCTGCAAAGTGTCCGAGAAAGGCGCAATGTCCGTCTACGGCTTTGGCCAGTGGCCAGTCACGCTGTACAAGTCTCAATGGGTGCGGCTATTCGCGGCCCGTGAACAGCTCGCTGCGTTCATCAAGGCCAACGATGCACTGCTCAGTGAGAAGGCCCCTGCCAAGGCCTGACCTCACCCACGCCCGACCTCGCTACCTCTACGGCCCCTCGCCCAAGTCGGGTGGGGGGCCAAAATTCGTGTCTCGCGTCGGGCCCAGTATGCCCGAGCGCAAACTATTATTTTTTCTGGGTTTGGCCATTTGAACTATTTCGCTAGACTACACTATGGTGGTTAGGGGCATATGAAAAATTATATGGGAGATTTAGGTTGACAAAAGTTGATTTTTCTGTCATACTTAGGGGTAAGTAGAAATCCGGATGGAGTGCGTTCTGTGAAACCGACCCTGCATAGGGGGAAGCTGGCGAGGGTGCCGAAGGTGATCTCTGTGAGGCCGCTCACTAGGGATGATTTGGCGTGCTTGCAGGAGAAGCGGGCTCCGCAGGGCCGGGTTAAGCAGTTTCGGAATACCCATCATCGGCTGGCGAAGCTGTTTGCGGGTGGGTTGAGCCGGAAGCAGATCAGTGAGATCACTGGGTTGAGCTATACTCGGTTGGCGACATACCATGGCGACCCTGCGTTTCAGGAGTTGATCACGCAGTATCAACCTGAGGCTGACGCTCAGCACGAGCAGGAGATTGATGAATACCGCAGTCTCAAGCTTGAGAATATGCTGAAGGCTGAGCGTCAGCTTGGGGAGCATCTGGATCAGGCGGATGATCGGGAGGAACTGCTACCAATCAACGCCCTTCTGGCAATCAGCTCTGACGGCGCGGATCGCCTTGGCTATGGCAAGCAATCTCGCCAGACCAACGAGGTGTTTGATTTTGCCAAGATACTCGAAGCTCAGATGGGCCGCATGGGCAAGGCTACTGTGATTGACGCAGTGGGGCATCACATTGCGTCAGGGTCGGAGGGAGTTGGACTTGTCCCCGATGCCCCTCCGACCCAACCATACGCGGCGAAAGCGGGTCTTCGCCGGCGTATCTAAAGGGAGAGAAGCCAATGCGCAGGGTAGTGAGGTCGGGCCACATTCCTCTTGCTGCGGGTTTCTCTCCTTTTAGTTTATCTGTGGCCCCATATTTGCGGAAGGCCTAGCATGGACGAGCGCCTTGCCCAATGGTTGATTGAGGTCCGGGACGACCCGCTGGCGTTTGTCATGGGCGCGTTTCCTTGGGGACAGAAGGGGACGCAGTTGGAGGGATATGATGGCCCAATGCCTTGGGCGAAGGAGTTGATGGGTCGGATCAAGGCAGGGTTGACGACCATTGATGAAGCTATTATGGAAGCGGTTGCCAGCGGCCATGGTATTGCCAAATCTACCACCGTGGCGCAGATCATCCTTTGGGCGTTCATGACCTTCCCGGATACTCGTGGGGTTGTCACCGCCAACACCGAGCCCCAGCTCAAAACCAAAACCTGGGCCGAGCTTGGCAAATGGTTCAACCTCTGCTGGTTCGCACGGGAATACTTCACCCTCACCGCGACCGCACTCCTCTCCAAAGACAAGACCCGCGAACGGACTTGGCGGATCGATATGATCCCGTGGTCCAAGACCAATCCCCAAGCCTTCGCCGGGCTCCACAACAAAGGCAAGCGTATGCTGCTTGTCTTCGACGAAGCCTCGGAAATCGAAGACATCATCTGGGAAACAGCCGAAGGCGCATTCTCCGACCTCGCCACCCAGCTGATCTGGCTAGTCTTCGGCAACCCAACCCGCAACTTCGGCCGGTTCCGAGAATGCTTTGACGGTGGCAAACACCATTCCTTCTGGCACACAACCCAGATCGATTCCCGCGCCGTCCCAATCACCAACAAGAAACGAATCGAACACCTTATCAATACCTACGGCCTTGATTCCGACTACACCCGGGTCCGCATCCTTGGCCAATTCCCGCGCCTCGGTCTCATGGAGTTCTTCTCGGCGTTTGAGATCGACGCAGCGATGTCTCCTGAACGCGAGGTCTACGTAGATGCCCTCACCCCTCTCGCCATTGGTGTTGACGTTGCCCGCTACGGACGCAACAACTCTGTTATCTTCCCTCGCAAAGGGAGAGATGCTCGAACTCTCGAACGGAAGATATTCAGTGGAATGGACACCGTTTCCCTTGCCAACCAAGTCTACGACGCTTGGACAACCTGGCGACCCGATGGAATCTTCATCGACGGTGGCGGTGTCGGCGGAGGCGTCGTCGACAACTGCCGCGCCAAAGCCCTCTACGTCACCGAAATCCAATTCGGCTCCAAAGACTCCATCACCGGTCTAATCAACAACACCTCCGGAGAGAAATACGCCAACATGCGCGCAGCTATGTACGGCGCAGCTCGCGCTTGGCTCAAAACCGGTATGCTCCCGTTCGACCCCAACCTCCGCACCGCGATGTTGGCGATCAAATACACGATCAAAGAATCCACTGGTGAGATCATTCTCACCCCCAAAGAAGACATCCTCAACGACCATCCCGATATCGATCTTGATTCCCTCGATGGGCTTTGCCTGACCTTTGGCGGTCCGTTGGTGCCCAATCAACAAGCCGGTGGCGACCACCCGCACGCACCGCTCCATATCTCCGAATACAACCCGTTCGATCTCAAATACATGGAAGCCGCAGAATGACCCAACAAGCTTGGTACTGGTACTATCGCCAGTTAAGGATCGCACGCCGTGAGGCTTGGAAGGCAACCGCTGATATGTTGATCTATGGCACAGGCTTCATACGTGTCAAAGACGGTTTTGTGAATCATATCTTGCCCAATCATGTTGCAATTCACCCTGACGAAACTATTGAGGTACGCTAGTGACCCCCAGTCAACCCCAGCAAGCGATCCCGCAACTCCCCGCGGCCCCGCCCCCGCCACCGGTCTTGGCCAACGACCCAACTGGAAAGAAACCCCAGCAGAAATCCATGACCCCGTCGTTCCTCAATGCCACGGCCCTACCCGGCCCGGGCCAAAGCAAACCTGCTGGATTGAAAGCAAGCTAATGCCCCAAGCCCCAATGCTCCCACCCGACGAAATGGCCAAGGCTTCCGCAAGCGCCGGTCTAAACC